ATGACGACACCGAACCCCGGCTGGTACTCCGACCCGAATCCCGCCAACGCTGGTGGCCAGCGCTACTGGGACGGCGGCCAGTGGACCAACCAGGCCACCCCAAGCACCTCGCCGGGAGCGGGCGCACCGCAGCCACCGGCGGGCGGGAACCGCGGGCTCCGGATCTTCCTGGCGATCGCTGCGGGCATCGTGCTGCTCGCCGGCATCGGGTCGCTGCTCGGGCTCGGCCAGGAGGACGACGAGGGCGAGGAAGCCGCGGCCGTCACGACAACACGGAGCGCGCCCCGCACCGAGGGGCCGATCTCGTCGACGGGTGCCAGCGTCGTGTGTGAGGACACCGTCGAGGACCGACTGGGAGACGATGTGCGCTTTAACCAGACATCGATCCGGTCGAACAGTGGCGAGTGGGACGTGCGTGGCACCGCGGCGCTGAACGGCCGCCAGTGGGTGTACGGGTGCTTGGTGAGCGGGAAGCTGTCCGACCCGACGGTCGCGCTTTCGGAATTGAGCGAGCGGTAGCGTTTATGGCGAAGCCCGGTTACCTATAGACGATACCCTATAGGGTGCAATAGTGCAACCCCTGCGGCAGGGGGATTCCCCCTCCCCCTCAGGCTGCCAGGTGGAGGAGGTCGGGTGCACTCTCCCGGTGGGCTGCCTCGTTCAGCCACTCCCACACCGTCCCGTCGTCCGGGAGGCTGGCCGGAGTTCCCTCTGCGGCCTCGCCCATCTCGATGTCGTCCTGGTGGCTTCGGACGATCCGGCCAGCGGTCTCCGTGAGGCTGTAGTCGTGGTAGTCGTACCCGGCCTCGGTGATCGTCTCGATCAGGCTCTCGATGATCTCTGTCTTCGTCATGTTTATAGTTTAGCACCCAGTTGGGTGCATTGTCTACCCGAAATCAATATTTCTTTTCTCGGTTCACGCCTTGCGGTATTGCACCCTATCGGGTATCGTCTATAGGTAACCGGCCTCGATTCCCATCAGGAGACTCATGATCACCTACCTGTCCATCAGCGACATCGCCGAGCGCACCGGCTACAACATCAACACCGTGAAGGGTTACGCCCGCCGCGGGCAACTCCCCGACGCCGACGCGCAGATCGGGCTCGACGGCCGCGTCTGGTACGGCTGGCTGCCCGAGACCATCGACCAGTGGGCACCGCCCCGGAAGGCCGACACGGAGGCCTGAGACGCAGAAGGAGCCCCGCCCCTCAGCCGTGAGGGGTGGGGCTTTGTCGTTCGAACATGTGTTCGCTATCGTGTGTCACGCGGGGTCGAGTGGTGGTGGCCGGCCCGTGTTGGTCACCCGGGAAGCACTCGGCCCCGCATCACATCGAGGAGGGCGCGGTGGACTGGACCCACGCAGCCGAGCAGGTCCGCCGGCACGCCCAGGAGCACGCCGACCGCCTCGCCGCCGAGACCGGCACCAGACACCGCATGGACCCCGCGTACTACCGCCTCGCCGCCCAGTGCGACGCCGCGGCCTACTCCCCCACCGTGCCGAAGCCAAAGCTCGAACGAGCCGTGAAGGCCGCGCTCACCACCGAGCCGAAGCCCACCCCGTCGTGGGGCAGCTTCGACCTCAGCAGCGGAACCGGAGTCTGACGGAACCGGACAGTGCCGAGGTGCGTTCTACCGAACATGGCCGTGCCCGACGAACCGCTGACGCCTGACGAGGTCATCGAAGTCCTACGCGCGCACCGGCGTCTCGTCTCCGAGGACGGACCGCTGCGGGACTGGTGGCGTGAGACCCGGCGAGACGGGCGGCCACCGGACGATTGAGCTTGCCGTTACCGCAGCTTCCAATCTCGTTCAAGGCGCGCGCACTCGGTGCGCAGCCGCTTGGCCGCCTCCAGGAGGTAGTCACTGACATTGCCTGGGCGGTTGGAAGGACCGTCGTCGATGAAAGTCCGATGTTCCTGCGCCAAGTCTTCCCGAATGTCGATGAACCATTCCTGCGACGCCGCTCCGTTTGCTGCGTTGAGGATTGCCGCCTGTGACGGTTCGGGGGGCGGCATGCCTTCGTAGTAGACGAGGCTCTGCACGGGTTCCGTCGCCGCAACGAGGTCGTCTGCCCCGCTACGCGCTTGGGTAAGAATCTCTCGCCGCCGGTCCCGTTTGCTGGTCCAGCGATCCTGTCCCCACTTGACGAGGCCACCGGCGATGCCGCCTGACAGGATGGCAACAACGGCTGCCGTCAGCAATTCCATACGTCGATAGTTCCACGATTAGCGAGCTGAGTGGGTCCTTGCGCTCACTGTGCGGCTTCTGACATGACTCGTGTGAAGATGCTCAGATGAACGATTGGTTGGTGTTCGCGGCGGCCGTGCTTGTGCCTCTCATCGGCGTTGGCGCAACGTACTTCAAGGCTCGATTGGATTCGAACGATCTCCGTTCGCAGTTGACAACTGATATGGAGTTGCTCAACAAGGTGCCCGACACCTGGTCGTCGAAACCGGCTTTGCAGGCGAGCATCGAGAGGCGCATCGGTGAGATAGCGAACCCTCCGATTGGATGGGGGTTGGGGTCGAGCTGGGGTGTCTTGCTGATCGGCGAAGTCTTTGGCGTCGCCGGAACTTTGGGAATCATGGGGTCGCTCCCCGGCCTTCCCGACGACCTGTCCGACGACGCCCGAAACGTAGTGATCATCGCATCGGCGTGTGTGTACTCCGCCGGCGGCGCGATCATGGCATTCGCAGTGTTTCAGCTCCTTCGGCGGCGCCAGCACGAAGCTCGATCAACCCCTCGGCCTTGACCCCTCCCAGACCACACCTCGCGTTATGCGCGGGTCATTCGGACGACCGACACGCCCTCCAATACCGGGGCGGAAACTTGGTTCCCTGCCACACTTCGGGACGTGCGAAGGATCGACATCGGCGCCGGCCTCCCAGCCCTCATCACAAACCGCGCCCATCCCGGTAGTGACCCGCTACGAATCGCGCGCGTGAACACGATGCGGTGCCGCCTCCGATCCCACCGATGGGCCGAGGTCGCCACACGACCCGTGCAGTGGCTCGACCGGGGCAAGTTGATCGACGCCGAGATCCGCTACCGCCGCTGCGACTCGTGCGGCCGGCTGCAACGCCAGGACTTCTGGACCAGGCAGTACCAGGATGTCGACGTCATCGCCGCCATCGAGACCGACCCCGGACTCCCGCCCGACCTCGAATAGTTGGTCGTAATCCGTGGCATCCTCGGCCATTCTCGCCACGGCGCTCGACGTGGCGGAGGTCGGGCTCGAACCGACGTGGTTACCGGAGTCGTTCTCCCGGGCCACCCACTCCGTTCACCCTTTCGGGTTACTACTTCACCGCCACCAAGATCCTCCCACGCCCGACGCACCGCCGACCATCAATGACGGGTCACGCCCCCAGTCCGATACCGACCAGGTCAGCGCGGAAGTCGCGGGCGTAGAGCATCGCCAACCCCTTCTGTCCGAGCACCGTGGGATGTGTGCCGTCGGCGAACACCAGCACGTCGCGATTGCCATCGCCCTTGAGCTTCGAGAACACCGCAGAGACGCCCGAGGCCGTCGCGGTGGCCGCAGCGCTGAGCACTGCGGTGGTGGCATTCGTTCGGGAGACCAGCGTGGTGCCGGCGGGGATGCCCGCGCCGGTCACAGTCGCGCCCAGGTCGTTGTCGTTCAACGCACCGGAGGCGGTGGTGATCGTGGCAGACCCGCTGGTGGTCGCGACGGTCGCCACAGTCTTGTCGAGCGCCACACCTGTGCCTGTGTAGTGCGACGCGTAGGACCAGTACGCCGAGTCCAGCACTGCGGGGGCACTGGCGACCGGCACACGGCACGTCACGACACTGCCCAAGTAGAGGGCCTTGGCCCCCACTGCGTAGCTCGCACCTGCCGTGTAGGTGGTGACCGTCGAGTCGGTGTCGACGTAGTCGTGGTACCCGATGACGTTCGGTGCGGCCATCGCCGCGGCGCGCAGAATCGGGGCCGCGGCCTTGAGCGTCGCGTTCGACGAGAACGCGGCGTTGCGCGGGGGCATCCCGAACACCACGACCGGGACACCAGGCAAGCTGGTGTTGAGCAGAGCGAGGTACGCGGTAAGCGCGTCGGCGATCTGCTGCGGCGTGAAGCTGTCCAGATCATTGCCGGCCAGTTCGAGCGCGAGCGCATCCGGGTAGTACTGGAACAGCGGAACAGTCCGCGACGGGTCACCGTAGGGAACCGACGCCAGAAGACCCGAACCGGGGATGCTCGCCTGCGCGATGTCGACGCCGAGTGCTCGGCCGAATCCCCACGGCCACCCGTCGAGTTCAGAGTTCACGCCCGCGCCGCCCGCGCCGAACGACGCGGTCACGCACGCCACCTTGAGGCGCTTCTCGTTCAGCGGTGCGATCGCGCCGGTGGGTGCCACCAGAACGTCCCTGATGCCCCAGCGACGACCGAGGAACTTGATCCGGTACGCGCCGACCTGAGCGAACGTCAGGACGGTGACGTAGTAAGTGTTCGCCGTGACCGCGAACGGTTGGCCGTCCGGCCCCACCGGGAGGACGGGGTCCAGGGTGAGCAGTCGTCCGTCGACCTCGACGTGCTGGTAGGCGTTGACCACGGCAGAGCGCCACCGAATCGCGACCTGGTTGCCGAACAGGGTGAAACCCGGTCCCCACGCCATCTTCTCGGCGTCGGCGGTCTTGCCGTTGATGACGTTCGTCGTCGGGTACGTGGTGCCGTTGGGGACCGAGGGGATGCACCCGAGCAGCTCGATGCCGCCCGCCTGCGGGTACCAGGAGACAGGGTTGGCGATCGGGTTCGACGCCTGCGGGTAGGTGTAGACGGTGGGCGGGGACGGGTGGACCGTGGAGACCAGGGACGGCTCACGCTGGGTGATGGAGCGATACTGATCGCCACGCCGTGCGTACTTCTTCTTCGCCTGCGCCGCCGCGATGCCGAGGGTTACTACGTCCATGTCAGACCGCCGTCACTGTCGAAGAGGTGGGGAGACCGTTGGTGTAGGTCCAGGTCTTGCGGAGACCCTGACTGGTCTCGGTGTTGACGGTGCCGTCCGCGTTCCAGGTGTAGGCGGTCGTGATGCCACCCGACGTCGAGCTGGCGACGGTGCCGTCCGGGTTGTAGGTGATGCCGTCCGGGACGAGGGCTGCGCGCACCAGATTCCAGTTCGCGGCGCTGTAGGACGCGCCGGAAGTGAATGCCGCCTTCGCGGTGACGATGTCGCCCGTCGGGTTGATCACCCGAGCACCCGCGGGGTACGCGGTATCCGCCTGCCACAGTGGTGCATAAGTCGTGTCGAGTGCCGTCTTAATCGGCGCCCCGGGTGTCGTCGCTGCGGTCGCGATCTGCTGCTCGGTCAGCCCTCCTCCTCCGCCGCCCTCGATGGGGTTCGCTTCGAGGTACGCCTGCACGGCGGCGAGGAGCCGCTGGTAGCTGATGTCGGGTGACTGGCCGACGGCGACGGCGATCAGCGGCCACAGCCGGGAGGTGCCCGTGGCGGGGACGACGATCGGCCACGGGCCCATCTGTTCGCGGAGGCTGTTCCCGGAGCGCACTCGGACGGTGTACCGACCGGGCTGCAAGGTCGCGCTGAAGGTGCCGTCCGTGTTCACGGGAACGGGTTCCGGTCGGGTGGTGAGGATCTTCCCGCCCACGTCTCGAGGCTCGTCGGCTTCGAAGCGGATGGTCGATCCCTCGTCCCAGTCGGCTGACCCGTCCGGGCCGATGAGGGTGTCGCTGATCGTTGTCACAGTGCCTCCTGAGGGCTACGCCGCGTTGAGGACGCGAAAGTCGTTGAACGGGGCCGGGTTGGTGAACGCGAACCGCTGATGGATGGCGCCGTAGTACCGCTGATCGGCCAGCACCTGGCCGGCCACCCCGTCGCACCAGAACAGGCACTCGTTGCGGCCGCCGTCGATGCGGTCGACCCACGCGAGGTCACCGTCGACGTGGAAGGCGAGCTTCATGGGGTTGTCGAGGATGTACGGGATCCGTTGGCCGATGAGCTCGAGTAACGCACCCGAGGACGTCGGGACTCCCGTGATCCTCATGAGGGTGATCTGTTGCTTCTGGATGCGGAACGCGAGCCCGGACGACATAGCCGAGTTCGCGCGGACCACGACGAACGCGGACGCAAGATCTTCCGGCTTGCTCGTGCCGCCGCCGAAGGTGACCTCGACGCGTATGTTTTCCGACGGCGCCGGGCCGCGCCACGCTCGGCGGAAGCCGTCCCCCGGCGGGAGGAATGGGCTCTGCATCGACAGCGCGCCGCTGTAGATGCCGTACTCGCCACCGGCGTTCTGCCATCCGTTGCCGACGGTCGTGGTGTCCGGTCGGTTGAAGTCGTCGTAGAAGTGACTGATCCAGTTCGACCGCAGTCCGGCGACGTCGCGAGTCGCGAAGTTCGTCAGCGTGACGACGGGCCCGGACTGCTGGGTGAAGTTCGCCGAGCGCTGACCACCAGTGAAGTTGTACCGGGCATCGGTGATGTCGCCGAACAGATACCGCGTGCCATCGATCCACACGATCACCACGCGGTCGCGGTACACCCGCACCCGCACCGCGATGGGCTTCGACCACTGTCCGTTGTCGAGGGTCGCACCGAACGATCCGGCGATGAACCATGCGCCTTTCTCTCGCAGGAACAACTGCACTCGACGGCGCACTGTCCGCGTGGTGGTGCCGTCGTCGTTCTCCTTCTCGTCCGTGTCGCGTTCAAGTTCGAGGTACGTCTGATACCTCGTGGCCGCCGCGCTGCCGCCGGCCGTCCAGTTGCGGTCGATGTAGACGACGAACCGTCCGTCCTGGGTGTACGACGCCAGTGCCCTGGTGAACTCGAACTCCCAGTTTGGTGTGAGCGGCATGTGCTCGTAGCCGATACCGCCGTCGGGGTTGGGCTGGAACCACCCGCCGTCGTTGCCGAGCACCATCCCCGCCGGGGTGATCGACACCGTGCGCGGGTCACCCCACGGTCGCCACGGCTGCAGGGGCGGGTTCTCGCTCCGCCCTTGCAGGGAGTCCACCCACCCAGCGAGCGCCTTCCGTGTGCGTCGCATCAGATAGCTCACAGCAGCGCCCCGTCCACCGAGCACAGCAGCACCGACGCCTGGCCGACGAGACCGATCACGTTGCAGGCGTAGCGGTATCCGTTCTCCACGGGGATGTTCAGTCCGGTCGCCTGGTATTCGAGCTGGTTCGCCGGGATGTTGGCGGTGTGCATGACCGTGGCCGCACGCGTCGGTGAGATCTTGAGCAGCTCGATGGCGATACCGCCGGTGTTCTGTTCCAGGCCGTAGGTCACCGAGGTGGCGCGGAAGTCGCGGCCGGGTGGGACGACGACGGACGGTCCGATGTTCACCTCGTTGCGGCCGAGCACGACGCCGGCCGACGCGACCATGAACTCCTTGCCTGTCTGCTGGGCGCCGTTGAGGGCATCCTGCACGCTGTCGAGTGCCGCGTTGGCGGTGTCCTGCGCCTGGGTGGCCTTCGCGTCCGCGTTCTCCGCGATGCCGAGCACCGCGCCGGCGGCCGCCTCGGCGTTGGTAGCCGTGGTGGCCGCACTCCCGGCGGTCGTGGCGGCGTTGTTCGCGACCGTCTCCACGGTCTCGATCGCTGTGAAGGTTTCCGACTCGGAGCGGAGGCTGAACACCGTGACCCGCCACCCGTACCGGTAGACGAACGGGAACGGGATGCTCATGCGGATCGCGAAGCCGCCCCACCGGTGCGCCGCGTCGATCGGCAGGTCCGACGTGCCCGAGAGGACCTGCTGGTTCTCCACCCACAGCGAGTAGGTTCCAGTCCCGTTCGCGCGAAGATCGATCGACTGGGTGCGTTCGATCTTGTACGCCGGGTCCTGCGCGAAGTCGGCGAACGTCCAGGTGTTGCCCGACCGGGCGAACCTGGCGAGGTAGACGCCGGCGCCGAAGACGTTGGCTGCGATGCCTTCGGTGAACTCCTGGTTTGCGCAGACGATGATCGTCGTGAGGTCGTCGGAGGACAGTGCCCGGTCGTCGACGCCGAGGTTCACGGCCATTGCCGATGTCGACGCCACGACCGGGTATCGCGCCCACCGACGCCCTGCCTGCGGTGCGATCGACTCCTGCAGCGCCGCCGCGTTGCCGAACACACCCAGTGCGGGCCCGTTGCCGCCTGTCACCCACGGGCCCGGCATTCCTGGGCCCTGGCCAAGTGTCGCCGAGTCGACACGGTTGAACATGTCGCTACCGCTGGCGCCCTTCGACACGATCGCTTCAAGCCGCGACAGCCGAGCATTTGACGTGGACGTGCGCCCGAACAGCGACGCGATGAACGCCAGAATGTCGCCGATAATCGGTACCTCGGACAGCATGTCGGCAAGAGCGTCGAACACCATACCGACGATGTTCGGCTGCGCCGACGGTGTCCGCGGCGGGTACTTGAACGGCACAGTGTCCCCTCTACGTGTCGAGTTCGGACGGTCGCTCGGGGACCGAACCGCCCCGCTCGATCAGTGCCGCAACGAGCTTCGTGATGTAGCGGCGACACGCGAGGACCAGCCGGTCCGCGGTGTTGAGCTCGGCGTCACGCTCGTCGACCTGAGCCTCAAGCATCGCGACCCGACGGTTCAGTCGCTGGATCTCGACGTCGTGCTCGGCGCGGAGGTCCGTCCGGTCGGAGACGCGCAGCCGCTTCTCCTCGTCGCGTTCCTCGCGGGCCTCGTCGCGTTCCTTCATCACCTGGGCGAGGGCGTCGAGCTTCGACTTCGACTTCGCGCCGAGGACGGTGGCGATGCCGCCGGCGATGGCGACGATGAGCGCTGTTGCGACACCCACGTTCTCGGTGGTGAGGACAGGGTCGGCGAACAGGATCGTGGTGGAAGCCAGGCTCACCGGTAGCCCCTCTCTGCGGCCCCCAGCGCCAACGTGACGTGAATGAATCCCATGAACACCGCGATGGTGGCGGCGAGTACCGGTGTCGGTGGTTCGGAGAACCAGGCACCGAAGAAGATGGCGAGGCCGTAGAACGTCCACGCCACCATCGACACGCTGTGTGCGACGACGAAGCCCTTCCCCCGGGCGGCCGCCGTCAGCAGGAACACGCCGGTCACGGCGAACAGGAACACCCAGTACGGGCCGGCCTGCTCGATGTAGACGACGAGGCTGATCTGGTCCGGCGGCTGCGGCCGGCGGACGAGTTGGGAGGGGCCGAGGTAAAGGGCGCCGACGGCGACCTGCATCAGCCCGCACACTCCGGCTGTCAGCCGGGTGCCCAACATGTCAGGCCTTCGGCGGCTGAATGAAGCGCTGCACGTATGCGATCAGCGCGGCGACAGCCGCCGTTCCTGCCGCGGTGCCAGCGGTCCCGAGTGCTGCGGACGAAGTGATGTCGAAGCCTGGTGCGGCGACAGCCTGGCCGACTGCGCCACCGACGCCGACGATGACGGTGGCGATGAGACCCTGGACGAGGGTTCGCCACGATCGATTCCGAGCGTCTGCCTTCACGCTCGGCACCGTGTCGAGTACCTGGCCGACGACTGCAGGAGCCTCGAGACGAGCGCGAGCAACGAGTTCGTCGACCCGCGCTGCGGCGTCCGCGGCCGCGGCATCCAGACGCGTGCGTGCCTCTGCCTCGATCGGAGCGAGACGCGCCTCCATCTCGCCGCGGAATCGCTCGGCAAAGACGTTGGCGATAACCTCGTAGCCGGTCGGCTGCGTGCCCGCGCCCACTACTTCGCCACCTTCGCGAGAGCGGCCTTGGCGCCGACGTCGCCCTTGTCGGCCTCGCGGCGCACCAGGTCGATCGCCCACTGCTGGCCCTTCGCCGCCTCACGCTCGACGAACTCCTCGTGGATCCGTGCGTCGGTGTTGAGCACCATGCCAGCGAGGGTGTCGATCGGGTCGTCGTTGTCGCGGTACTTCGATCGGCTGGGGAACTTCTTGGTCAGTTCGTCGTCGGCGTACGACATGGTGATCCTCTCGGGTAGGAGTGCGTCTCCCAGGGAGTCGCAGAGGGCGAAGCGGCGCTCGCGGTCCTTGAGACCGTTCGTGCCGCCGTTGATGGCCCGCGTCGCGCCGACAAGGTCACGACGGTCGGACAGGCCGTTGAGGTCTCGTTGGGTCGTCCAATACCAGACGGCCGGGAGGAACACGTATTCGTCCCGCTCGGCGGCCGCGGGGTCGTCGAGGAAGTAAGTCGGCGTCGGGACGGCGCCGCGGGCGTGCGCCCAGACCGAGCAGTTCCGGTAGTTGTTCTTGCCGGTCATCTGGATGGCGCCGCGTCCGCGGTAGCGGAATCCGTCGCCTGGCTGGTCGTTGCCCATGCGGCCGTCGTACGTGCGCTGATCGGGCGTCGGGTCCCACAGCTCGCGGAACATGCTGAGCCCGATCGATTCGTGGCCGAGCTGGGCGAACCACATCGCTGCTCGGTTACGGGTGGTGATCCCGGCCAGCAGCATCGCCTCGTTGAACGACGGGGCGAGAGCTGCGTACCGGCCGACCGAGTTCGCCGCGCTGAACGCGCGGTGCATCGTCGATGCGGTGACCATTACCGCTCGCCGCGCTGGCGTTCGACGGAGCGCTCGTGAACGCGGCCGTCGATGTTGAGGATCATCCCGGCGAGACTGTCGATCGCGTCGTCGTTGGTGCGGTACTTCGACTTCGACTGGAAGCGCTTCGACAACTCGATGTCCGCGGGCGAGCGGGTGTCGACGGGCGGGGCAGGCTGGATCGGCGCGACATTCGGCGTCGCGGTGTACCCCTTGCCTGCGATGCACGACGCGAGCTGGTCGACGTTCATCCAGTACTCGTACGGACGGAAGCCACTGTCCGCGACCAGGACCTCGCGGGTGTCGGGATTGCATCCGACGACCGTGAAGTAGTGGTACACCGTCCCACCTGCGTAGGCCGGTCGCTCGCCGCGGGTGCCGCGCGGGTAGTTCGACGGCGGCACCACGACGTTCACGACGACGGCGTAGCCACCGAGGATCGACGCCTTCACGTCGGACCACAGCAGATCCTTCTGCGCCTGCGTGGCGTCGTTGCCGGGGATCTGTCGAACGACGTAGTCCGCGGGGACGTTCCGATTCAGGAGCGCGGCGACGAGCCCTATGTGGTTCGTGCCGTTCGTCGTCGTGCCGAGCTGGCTCGCGAGGTCCCGCTCGGTGGACCCGATGCCGCGGACATCGAGGGCCACCTGACACGACGCAGGACCGCACCAGTAGTAGGTCTCCTGCGGGATGATGCTGACGTTGTGTGGCAGGACGATGTCGCCCATGGTCACTCCTATCGGTTGTTGGCAAGACCGCGGGACAACTGCCCGAAGTTCTGCAGACCGCTGATCGCCCGCTCCCACGGGCCGCCGAGACGCTTCGGCTCCCCCAGCGTCGGGACCTCGACCATCCGGCCGTCCCGCTCGTCGGAGATGGTCACCGCGGACACGAATTGCTCAGCGGTAGTGCCCCGGTCGTAGACCGTGTGGATGTCGCCGACGTCGTACCGCTTGTTCGATCCGTCCAGCGCGCCGAAGCGGTAGCCGTCCGGGTTGCCGGTGTCGACGGTTAGACGGAGAGCCTCGGACCCGGAGTGGTCCTTGAGTGCTCCCTTGCCGACGGCGTACGAGTCGAGGGACCACGCCGCGGTGTTGTCGGCGAACACCTCGCCGAACGCGTCGTCGATGCCGATGTCGTCTTCGAGGTCCTCGTCGAAGAACTGCTGGTACGCGAAGAAGATGTCGTCGAACAGGTCACCGACGACGAACCCGAGACCGAGCCCGGGTGCGATCGCCGTGATGAGGAGCTGGATCGCGAAGTTCGCGGCCCACTCGATGACCTGGTTCAGGATCTCCGGGGCGCGGCCGCCGACGATCGCGCGGGTCGCGTCCGCGTGGGTTTCCTCGAGCTCGTAGTTCTCGATCTGCCCACCGTCGGTGCGCCACTGGATGTGCCGCATGTCCCGCTTCGCCCGGGTGTCGAAGATGTACCCGGCCCGGTCCATCTGCCCCCACGACCCCGGATCCGTGAGCCCGAGGTAGTTGTTCGGGTTCAGGAAGTTGAGGAAGTTGTCGCTCGTCGCATCGATGACGGACTGCAACTGCGACAGCCCCGACGTGTTGAACACCTGCGGCCGGTCGCCGTACCCGTCCCACAGGTCCATCCGGTACCCGAAATCGAGGCGGTCGCGGGTGAGCTTGAACAGCTCGTCGAGCGGGGTGAAGCGGGCCGACACCACGCACATCTGCGCGAGGGAGTCGGTGACGAGACCGAGGAGGTCGTCGAGGCTGTTGACGTCGGCGAGATCCGGGAGGTCGTTCGTCACCTGGTGCAGCGGGAGCGCCGCGTAGATCGGCTTGTGCAGCCGGATCATGTTCTTCGCGAGGAAGTACTTCAGCACGAAGTCCGGCTCGCCGGCCATGATGTCCTGCTTGCCGGTCAGACCGATCTGCAGCTCCGGCGGGAACAGCGGATTCACCCAGGCGAGTGCACGCTTGAGCTGGAACTTGTTGTCGAACCCGGAGAGGGTGACCGTCTCGCGGCCGGGCTTCCCGGCGACCTTGCGGGTCATGACGCGGCCGGTGAACGGGATGCCGTTGTGCGTCATCTGGACGTGCACGGCCTTGCGGCGCAGCCCGGTCATGTACGGCACGAGGCGATGATCGGGTTTGAGGTCGATCGAGAACGCCGCCGGGTCCTTCCAGTCCCACGAGAACGACGCGGCCTTGTACGACCCGCACGGTGTCCACTCGATGCGGCGCCGGTCCGACGAGCGGCGGCCGAAGCGGATGTCGAACCCGTCGGTGGGGATCGTGTTCGGCTTCGCGTACCCGGGTGCCCCGATCACAGGGCGCTCCGGAACACCTGCGGCAGCACGATCTTGACGCGCGTCGCCGCCGAGGTGCCGCTACCGCCGAGGGTGACGGCGACGTCGCTGGTGCCGTTGTTCAGCGACGCCGCTGTCCGGCGCGGTGCTCGCTTGCGCCAGTACGCCCGCACCCACGACACGTCGACGCCCGCGGCGTTGAGGATCTGGAACCGGTTCGGGTCCGTGTTGATCTTCCACACCTGCCCGGCCGAGATCGTCGTGAGGATGGTGATCGATTCACCGGCGACTCCGAACGTCGGATTGGTGATCGGACCGGTGATCTCGAAGTACGGCCACACGTCGTCGTCGCAGACGTTCGGCACCGAGGCGCCAGCGAACTGCGCTGCCGTCCACGTCTTCTCCACCGGCACCTGACGCCACCACGATTCGTCGGAGCGGAGCTGCACGTCGCCCTCGTCGACGAACCCGACGTTCACCGCCGCGGAGTAGTTCGCCTCGGGCAGTGCACCGTCCGGGAGGCGCCAGTACTGGAACCGGTCGCGGCGGATACCGCGGCGGACGGAGGTGACGTGGAACTCGCCGACCTGTCGGCCGTCGCCCATCGCGTCGCGGTACTCGCAGTATCGGTCCAGCGCCGCCTCCCCCGCGTCGAGCGGTCCGAAGCGGATCGGGAGGGTGATGACGTTCGGCTCGAACATCCGGGCACGCCACGTGACACCGGCCTGGTCGACGTTCTGGTCGTCGTCGTGGCGGCCGGGTGCGCCGCCGAGACCGCCCGGGTCCTTCGCCAACCGGAGAGGAGTCTCGAAGGACTCCTCCCCGATCGTCACGAACGGGAACTCCGAGCCGTCGACGCCGACCATCCGGTACCGGACGGGCCGAAGGGTCACGCGATACCCGCTGCGTCGAACTTGATGCCGACGGCGCCGGTCGAGGTGTTGACGTCTGCGTCGACCTTCACGAGTCCGCCCTTCTTCAACGTCGCAAGGATCTCTTCCAGAGGCGCGACGAGTTGCTGGAATGCCTTGTCGGCACCGGGGATCGAATTGCTCGACGTGTCGAACTGCGGGGTCAGCTTCGACAGGTCGACCGTTCCGGACGACGCCATGTCGAGGTAGTTGCCGAACACGGACGCCGCGGTGAACCCGAGACCCGTCGCGAGCGATGCGGCCTCGTAGAGGTTCCGGGGCTTCATGTAGTCCGTGGTGTCCGGACCCGAATAGCCACCGAACCCGCCCTCGGCGAACTGCTGGATACCGAGGTGCCGTCCCGTCTCCCGCCAGATCGCGCGGGACCGGGCGCGCTTCGCGAGGCCGAGCGGGATGTACGCCTCGCCACCGGTTTCCGGTTCCGCCCACACCCGTATGGCACCGGCGCCGGCAATCTGCGCCGTGTGGTTCTCGACGCCGCCATTCGCGAAGAACGTCGCGGTGGCGATCGCCCTCGGCTTCGGCCCGTCGCTCGGCTCCGCACTGGAACCGTCAGGCCAGTTCGTCACGAAGACTCGCTGACCATCGGTCGAGTCCTCAGACGTCGAATCAGTTGTCGCGTAGCTCGCACCTGACGAGTCAGACGACTGACCACCGACGGCCGGCGCCGAGGGCGAGTCGAGCTCGGACGGCGCCGGATTGCCCTGCACTGCGTAATGCATGATGTTCGCGAAATCCTGCGCGCCGGCAGCACCGCCACCGAACTGTCCGTCTCCGCGCGCGCCGCCCATCTCGACGTTCGTGCCGTCGGGCAGCGTCGACGCCGCGTGCCCACCACCGGGGCCGCCCGGGTCGTTGTACCACCCGATATTGAGTGCGCCCTGACGGAATCCCTCAGCGAATCCGCGCGCGGACAACGCCTCGCGAGCGTTACCCGTGGCGAAGCGGCCGCCGGTGTCGGGATCGCCGTAGACGGCCATGTTCGCCAGCCGGGACGCAGCACCCGTGCAGTCGGTGTTCCAGGTTCCGTCCCACCCGCCGAACACGTACTCGGCGCCCTCGATTGACTGACTGCGTGCGACGAGATCCTGGGCGGTGATGCCGCCGTCGGCCATCTTGAGGAGCTGATAGCCGAACTTCCCTGCGACCTCGGACAGGATCGACGTCGACCGGCCCCGCTTCATCGGCGCGAGGGGAATGAACGCTTCCCCGCCCGTCTCGGGCTCGGCCCACTGGATGAGCTGCTTCCGTTGGATCCGGGCGTCGGCGGGGAGGTTCTGGATACCGCCGTCGGCGTACGTGACCGCGCCGGGCTGGGCACCGTTGACGGTGTAGCCGCCGTTCGGGTTCGTGACCTTCTGGCCGCCGTTGCCCTGCGCGACCTCGTTACCCGCGCGGTCGCGGTAGACGACTCGAACAGCGACTTCCTGGTTCTGAGCTCGACGAATCATCTCCTGCAACCGCGCCGCGGCATCCTCAGTGTCAGCGGTGACGCGCACGTTCTTGCTGCCGGGGATCTCTTCGACGATGAACCCGAGGTCGCGGAGACGTTGCGCCGCTTCCGGGCTGTTGTCGTTGATGACGACCGACGCCTCGTCGGGGATGGCCACGACGGAGCCGTTGAGGATGTCCATGCCCTGCGCGGCCAACCGTGCCTGCTCGCCGGCGGACTCGGCCCCCTCCCGCATGTTCTGCAGCACGGGGAGGACCGTCTCGTCGAACGTGTCGGCCATCGACCGGCTCGTGTCCGCGGCGTTGTTCAGCTTGTCGCGAAGCCCGCCGATCGTGTCACCGGCGGCTAGGAATGACGCACCGACGTCGCCCATACCGGGGACGACGGACAGGAACGTGCCGATGGCGCTGGTGGCGGTGCCGATCCAGTCCATGACCCCACCGAACGTGACCGCAACACCGTCGAGGAGCAACGCGCCTGCCCGCATGGTCCCCGACCACGCCGTGCCGAGCCCCTCTGCGAACATGAGAGCGGCGACGAGCGTGTCAGCGAAGAACGCGACGATCTCGTCCTTGTTCTCGAGGATCTTCTCGGTGAGGTCCGTGACACCCGGACCGAACGCTTCGGCGAGGGCCGTCTTCACGCCCATCGTCGCTTCCTCGGCGGTGCGGCGCAGCGTCTCGAATGAGGCAGCACCGTTGCCCGACAGGGTGTCTGCGGCCTTATCGGCAGCACCGGCGACCTCACCGAGGTTGCGAGTGGCCGTGGACAGGTCGAACTTGTCGAACGCGCCGCCCAGGTCTTCCCACTGGGTGCCGAACAGTCCGGCCGCGACCTTGCCGCGTTCCAAGGGGTCCTCGATGTTGCGGATCGCGTCGAGCACTTCGTCCATGGCGGTGCGCGCGGAGTCGCCACCGGCGGCGAACCGCGCACCCATGTCGTCGGCGTTCATGTTCAGCGCCTCGAACGCGGTAGCGGTGGTCTCCGACCCGTCGACGACGCGGATCGAGAACTCCTTGAGTGCATCCGCTGCGACGTCGGCGTCGCGGGCGCCGCCCTGCATCGCCTGCGACATGAGACCCGCGGCGTCGGCGCCGTTCAGTCCGAGCTTGCGGAACTGGGTGCCGTACTCGTTGATGGTGTCGAGGAAGTCCTCGGAGGTGTTCAGCCCGCGCTGTTGCGCGACGATGAACAGGTCCATCGCCCCGGCGCCGTCGGTGACGAGTCCCGTCTTGATCGCCTGCCCGGCCGCCTTCGCGATCGCGGGGATCTCCTCACCCATGATTCCGGAGACGGTCGACAGCTTGCCGATCATCGCTTCGATCTCGGGCTGCGACTCCTCACCGGTCAGAAGGCCGGACTGGATTGCGGCGCGCGCGGCGTCCATGTTCTCGCCGACGGATTCACCGAAGTTGCCCATGTACGCGTCGCCGGCAGCGCGACCTATCCGACCTGCCGCCTCCGCGCCGATACCGAGCTTCGCCTGGATCTCGTCGACTTGCGCTTCGCGCTCCATGCCGTCCTGCAGGCTCGACGCGAGCAACGCGCCCGCGGCCAGACCGATACCGGCGACACCGACGAGGGCCGCGCCGATGGGTCCGGCTTTGCCGCCGAGACCGGAGATTCGCTCGGAGAACGACGACAGGAACTCCCCGCCCATGCCGCCCCCGTGCTCGGCGCCGAACGCGGACAGTCGTTGTCCGGCCGTGCCGAGTCGGTCCATGAACCCGTCGATGCGCGACGGGTCGGGCGCCGCTTCTTCCATCTCACGGCCGGCGCGTTCCGCCGCGCGCGAGACGTCACGCTGCTGCGCCTCGAGACGCCGCAGCGACGCCGTGTACGTGTCGGTGGAAGCCTGGGCGCGCTCCGCGCCACGCTCGGCATCACGGCGGGCGCGGGTCAGCCGCTCCGTCGCCTGCCGAGCCTGCTCGGACTCCTCGCCGTGCTCGCGCACGGCGGCGGCGGCGCGCTCCTCGACGATGCGGACGCGCTCGGCGGCAGTCGCGGCGGCAGATCCCTGCGTCTGCGCGGTGCGGTACGCCTTCTGCGTCTCCTGCTCAAGACGCTGGTATGCCCGCTCCGCCTGCGTGGCGGCGCGCTGCATCCGCTGCCCGGACTGGTCCGCCGCGTCACCGAGTTGCCCCGCGGTGCGACGGGTGCGTTCCATCTGCTGATCGGGGTTGCCGCGGATCTCGAAGTCGGCGTAGAGCTCCGCTACGCGAGTGGACACGTCAGCTCTTTTCCAGGCCGGCGATCAGCGCGGCGATGTCGATGCGCGACGCCAGGTGCTCGAACTCCCAGTACGCGCGGCCGAGGATCGCCGACGCACCGAAGTGCACGAGGGCTGTCATGCCGGCGTGGTCGCGCTCCGGTGACAGGACACCGTCGGCGGCCATCTTGGCGTGCGACGCACCGAGCATAGTGACGATCTCGTCGTGCAGTTCCTCGGCTCCGAGTGGCTTCGCCCAGATGAGCTCGCGGATGCGGTCGGCCTCGGTGATCGTCGGGGCGGTGATCTCGTAGACCGTCCCGCGGATCGGGAGGTACAGCGACGGGTCGAGGTGCAGGGAGAGGTCGTCGAGTTCGGTGGCCATCAGGATGCTCCGTTCTCGATTGCTCGCTTCAACCGCGACCGTGGGTTCGCGATGAGCTCGTGGATGCGTAGTTCGAACCAGCGCCACGACCGGTGTCCGGCGACGCCTTCGAGGTCGATCCCCATCTGCTGCAGGTCCATCTCGAGTGCGTTCCAGTGCCCGAGGATGTCGCGCCAGGTGACGGCGCCGGGCCTGGGCTCGTTGCGGAATGCGGGGGCGAAGTTCGGCGGGTTGTACCACTCGCGGTCGCCGTATTCGGCGCGGTACGGGCCGCCGCCGGGGTCGTGGGCCCCGTAGGTTCCGGGTGCGGAGTCGTCGAACGGGTCCGTCGACACCGGGGGCGGTTCGGGGTCGGTGTCGAATCGGCCGGTGGACCAGTAGGTGATCGCGACGTCCGCACCGGCGGTGTAGACGGCGAGCGCGGCCTGTCCTGCTCGGATGGCCAGCGCTTCGGGGACACCGTCGTCGATCATGTGTTTCCACGCGGAGCCGAGGATCAGTGCGATGTGCACGAGCTCGGAGTCGCGGGTGCGTTCGAAGTCGTCGTCGAACAGGTCGCGGTACACCTGCAGCACAGCGGTGAACGGGGGTGCCTCGACTCGGTACCTGACCCCATCGATGGGCAGGATCAGGCCCGAGTCGAGGAACTCCCCGAGCGGCCGGAACGACTGCACAGGCTAGGAGCCTGCAGCGCCCGTGACGAGGGTCGCCGTCTTGACCGACATGTTCGTGCCGCCGGTGAGGAGGGCGCCGTTGCCGACGAGCGTCGACACGTCCTTGGCGGCGAGGGCGCCGGTGAACGTGACGAGGTACTGACCCGCCGATCCGGTGACGGTGACGTTGTTCGCGCCGATCGACGTGAGCGCCGTCAGCGCTGCCTGCACCGCGGAGGGTGCCGCGTTGTAGGTGAGCGGTGCGGTCGTCTGCCCGCCGAAGCCGAGGGTGAACGTGCCACCGGTCGGTGCGCCGAGGATCACCGCGGTCTGGATCTCGTTGGCTGCGACGGCGGTGGGCTTGCTGATGGTGTTCAGCCGGCCGTACCCGGTCAGGGTGACGGTCGCGCCCTGCAGCGCGCGCTTGTCGCCGCCGGTCGAGGTGAAGTTGACCGACGCGCGACCCTGGTACGCGTCGGGCAGGCCATCGGTGCGCCACCAGCGGATCTCGACGAGGCCGTCCTTGCCGACGCCGACACCGCGCTCGCGGAGGTACTCGACACCGGGGTCGGGTGCGGCGTTCTCGTCGAGCTTGCGGCCAACTCCGACGGAGATGGTCCAGTCCTTGCCGGTCGAGATCTGAGCGCCCCAGGCGCCAGTCTCGTAGTCGCCGGCGTCCTGCAGTGCGTCGGCGATCTGCGGGTCGAACGACATGATCGACCGGACGAACGTCCACGTGTCGGCGATCTTCACCTGGAACGCCCAGTTACGGGCCAGTGTGGCGTCGAGGGTGCTGCTGTCGGGAGGAGCGAGTGGAGTGGTCACGAAAGTGCCTCCTATATCGAGGGGTTGAGGGTGAGGCGGTACGAATCGGCGCGCATCCAGTTGCCGTCCGAGTCCGTCACGGACTGAGCCCGCACGAACCGGCGGACGTCCAGAACCCGGATGCCACCGGGCCAGGTCTGAGGCCGGAACACGTACTCCGGCACATAGAGGTGGTCGTACACACGCTCGGCGAGTGCATCGACAGCACGAATGTCACTGCCCGGCGCGCGGAACCGCAACCGAACATCGACGTCAGGGTTGAACTCGTCCCGGTCCCGAGAGTCGGACGTCACCGCGATGGACAATGCCGTCGTCGGGGAAGACGGGAGTTCGCCGAGACCGATCGCCGGACGCACCGGGTCCTCCACGTACGGTGAGGATTCCGAGTACTGAGCGAGGTCGGCCGCGACCAGGTGAAGCGCCAGCGCGGTGGGGATGTCACTGCTCACAGGAACCGCCGCAGTTCGTCGGCGATGACCTGCTCGATCTCCGGTCCGGACTCGGCGACCGCCTTGTTGAGGAACAGGCGGTCACCGCCGCCCGGGTGGCGCTGCTTCTTGAAGTTCTGCTTCACCGCATACTCGGCGCTGAACCCGACGCGCACACCGCGCGAGCCGACGTCAGCGGACCCCGAGTCGATCAGATCGCCCGACAGTTTCGGTGCCCGAGAGCGCGCGTTATCGAGGATGACCTCGCCGGCCCGCTGCTCGGCGCGACCACGAGCCCGGTCGAAGCCGCGGAGACCGTGCCACCGAAGTCCCATGCCACGCCTCCTAGGCCATGTCGATGCGGTAATACCGCGGGATGGACTCGATCCCGGAGTCCCGCACACCCTCCGCGACGACGTCCACCGTGGAACCGCCGAATCTCGCGGGCAACACCACACGAGATTCGGCGGGGATCCTGGGTGAATCGGCGAACATCAGAATGTGCGCGGAACTCGTCACCTCGCGGCCGTCGGAGTCCAGAACCAACTGGGTCTGCACCCGAACGAACCCGCGTGCCGTCTCCCGTGGAGCGAACAGGCGGCCTGTGGCGCCGGCACCGCGGCAGCGGTCGACGTCGAACTCCCACAGGTCCAACCAGTCCTCGTACATCAGCAGTCCCCGAAGCGCCACGACGGACCGGCCGACGCGGACACACCGAACAGGGCGAGCAGTGATGCGGTGAGGACGATCTCGCAGTCCGGGTTCGTCAGGGTCGCCGATTCGACGACGTCGTCCATCGTCACCGAGTACGACGACATTCCGGAGTGCTTCCCGGCCCCGAGGGCACGCTCGGTCATCTGCATGACCGCGTACTTCGCGGTGCCCTCGAGACTGGGGTCGGAGTCGACCGCCGGGACTCTGCGTCGCAGCAGATCTGATGCGACGCCGAGCACGACGGACGCCCGGATGCTCTCCTGAGCGGTCAGTGTTCGGGACTTCCAGTACTTCCCGAACTCGTCGAGATCGACGATCGACTCGCTCACGTCAGGGCAGCGTCGCGATCAGGTCCTGCTTGGACGCTGCTTCGGCGTCCTCGCGGGTGTAGCCCTGCTCGCCGTTGGTGGCCTCGTGGAGAGCGACTGCGTAGTCCTCCCACTCCTTCACTGCCGCGGCCTGGCGAGGCTTCTTCACCTCGGCGGCGCGCGGGTCGAGGTTCGGCGCGGGTACCGGGTCGATCGGCTCGACGGTGGGGACCTCGAAGGTGAAGTGGGAGTCCACGTCGTCCTCGACGAACCCTTCCGCGATCAGGCGCTCGCGGTCGTCGTCAGACAGCCACTCGATCGGCTGACCCTGGTAGTAGTACCGGACATCGCCGCCCTGAGCCTTGGCCAGAACGAGAGGGGCCTTCACGATGAGCGTCATGCCGACACCCCCGTAATCTTCCAGGCCGCGGTCGGCTCGACGACGATGGGAACGGTGATGCGGCGCGCGCGAACTCGCCACATGTCGTTGTCGTCGTCGCGGATCGTCTTGGTCTGCACACCCGCAGCACTTCCGACGTATCCGGGTCCCGCGAGCGGCTCGTCGGCCATGCCTCCGAGGAACGACGAGTCCAGGACCAGCGCCGTACCCGCGACGGGCAGGTTCGGCGTGGGCAGGAACCGGATGCCTGCGATCGAAGGCAGGCTACCGGTGTAGACCGGGGTGTCCTTCGACTCGCGTGCGAACAGAGCGGCGAGCTTCTCGTCGCTCATGACGTTGGCGAACGTCAGGTCGTCGATGACGACGGTGTCCGGCTCAAAGCCCTGGTTCAGGGCGCGGACGTTCGCGACGACACGCAGGATGTCGCGGAGGATGGCAGGGGTCGATCCGGTGCCTGCCCAGGAGGCGGTGGCCGGCGTCGACTGGGTGACCGATGACGCGATCGCCGCGAGAGCGACACCGTCGACGGTCTTGACCATCTGATTGACCAGCTTGTTGAAGGCACGGTTGACGGGGTCGATCTTCTGACGCGAGATCGACTCGTCGGTGATCTCCGCGTCCTGTCCCCACTTCACCGTCTTGGCGATCTGCGTGGGGCCCGAGGAGAGTCCGGTCAGCGGGTACTCGCCACCGGGCGCGACGGCCTCGGGAGCGCGATCCGGATAGATCGACTCGCCCTGTTCGTACTGAACGGATCCCGATTCGGTGGTGAACCGGGACGTCAGCAGAGCGTCGGCGATGAACCGCTGCTCGGCGAGCGTGCGCAGACGGCGCGCGACGAGAGTCGGGTCCTTGAGGAACCGACTGATGGTGGTGTTGTCGCCCGAGACTGTCGGCGCAGCAGGGGGGTAGAGATACGGCATGGTTAGCCCCTTCCTTTTTTGCGCCCGTTATCGAGCGAGCTTGACTCGGACCTTGCCGCCGGTAGCCGCCGCGAGGGCGATACCGACGACCTGGGAGTAATCGGTCCCTGCTCCCAGATCGGCGACCGCGCCGGCGGCGGCGGGCACCACGCGGGCGCCGGCGGCGACGGCACCGGACGCGGTCAGCTCGTGCACCCCGCCCGAGAGGACGGTCACCTTGTCGCCGGACGCGACGTCGAAGCGGGCGACACCGAGCCAGGCGTGCGTTGCGGTGGACGAGAGCGCGACCGTGTCGCTACCCGACACCACGACGAGCTGGCCGCCGGTGACGGCCGCCGACGCGGTACGGGTGATCTCCTGGCCGGGCTTGAAGATCGGCGTGTATTCGGCCATGGCTCAGGCCTCCTTTCCGAACAGTGCGGTGTAGGTGGACTCGTCCTCGTTCGAGGTGTCCTCGGTGTCGACCCCATGGCCGGACTCGGAGACGGGGACGGCGTGCCCCTTCTCCATCCGGTCGAGGGCCGCCTTCGCGCCTTCGGGGTTCGACTCGACCAGCGCGTTCCAGGTGTCCTTGTCGGCCGCGGTGATCTTGCCGTCGCGCAGCGCATCTTCGACGATGCGCGCGTTCGCGGTCTTGGCCTGCTCCGCGCGGATCTGGTCGAGGTTGTCGACCTTCGCCTTGTAGTCGTCGAACACCGACTGCGACACGACGACGTTCCCGGCTGCCTTCACCGCGTCCATGGCCTGATCGAGAGTCGGGCCGTCGGTCCGCTCGTTCAGCGCCTCGTCGATCGCGGCGACGATGGTTGCCTCGTCGGCGTCGGCCGAGATGCCGAGGCGCTTCGTGAGGTCATCTTTCAAGGTGCCCATCGGCTCCTCCTTCTTGTGATCCTCCGCCTCGGCGGCAGAGGGGTATGTGGGCCGCGGCGCGGCATGGCGCCCGGCGTACGCGAACACGGACAGGTCGAACGCGTTCTTCGCCTTGGCATCCGAGGGCTTCGCGCCGTCGACACGATCCGCGAGACCGGCTTCGACCGCTTCCGCGTCCGAGTACCAGGTCTCTGCGGTCATCGCGTCGCGCCACTGGCCGATGTCGCCACCAGCCTTGTCGGCGTAGATCGACGCGATGTTGTCCGAGATCCGGCCGAGCTGGTTCGCCATGTCGGCCATGTCCTTGGCGTTGCCGATGCACTCGCCCCAGGCGTCGTGGATCATCAGCTCGGCGTTGCGGCGCATGACGACCTCGTCGCCCGCCATCGCGATGAATGACGCGGCCGACGCAGCAAGCCCCTCGACGATGGTCGTGACCTTCGCCTTGTGCGCGCGCAGTGCGTTGAGAATGGCGATGCCCTCGAAGACGTTTCCGCCGGGAGAGTTGATGCGCACCACGATCTCCGGGGTGTCGATCGCGTTCAGCTCCTGCACCATCTCCGAGGCGGATACACCGCCGAAGAAGAAGCTCGCACCGATCCGGTCGTAGATCAGCACCTCGGTCGACTCCGCGGTGTCCGCGGCAGCGGAGATGCTGTACCAGTGGCGTGTGGTCACGCGTCCTCCTCAGAACTCGGCTCCTGGCCGTTGTTGCTGCCGCCGCTCGGCGGCTGTTGGCCAGGGGGCGGTGTGCCCTTCGGGGGAAGCCCGTACTGCTGGCGGGTGTACTCCTCGAGATCGCGGTCGAGGCGGATCAGACCGGCGTCGATCAGCATCTTGAGCGCGTTCGCGGTCAGGTCCTGGCGCGATCCGATCTCGTCGAAGACGATCTGCGGCGCGGGGACGTCGCGGCCGAAGTTGATGTCGACGAGGTCCTCGACGATGTGGGCGTTCGCGATGTCGCGCACCGTCTCTGCGAATGCCTGCACGGACTGCACGAACGTGTCCGCCTGCACCGACGCGAGGGCATAGGAGCCTCCGCGGTCGAGGTTCAGGAAGTGCGCGAGGCCTGCGAGAGCGATCTGTCGGTCGTGGTACTCGATCGCTTGACGCATGTCAGGCAAGTTGCCCTGCACGCCGAGCAGCTTGAAGTCGGCTCCTGCGGGCAGGCCCACACCGGATTTCTCACCGCCGCGGTACTCCGTTGCCATGTCCCTGTACTTGTCGACGACGCCCTGCTCGGAACCTTCCGGGGCGGTGGCCACCGGGACGCCCATGCCGTTGCGTCGTGCGACGGCGGCCTCGATGCGCATCAGCTCGTCCTTGAGCAGCCAGTGCTTGTACGCCGGCCGAAGCAGGGACGTGCCGACCCAGTTGCCCGGCTCGGGGTCGCGGACGTAGGCGACGAGCCGGTCCACGGGGATTCGGATGCCGCCGTTGATGACGTCCTGCGCGGTGTAGTCGAGCGACGGGATTCGCTGCACGATCGCCTTGAGCCCGCCGTCGCGCGCGACGTCGATTCCTTCGATCGTGCGAGACGGCCGCGGTGCCAGCTTCTTGAGGTAGAAGCGACCCTCGTCGTAGTAGTAGACCTGTTCGAAGTAGCTGTGCCCGTAGGGCAGCATCAGGAGCGCCACGCGGAGGTGCTCGGCCCAGGAGAACCGTCCGCGTGTGCGTGGTCGCGGCTTGTCCTCGCTCGACTCGTTCTGCACTGGGAGACCGAGGTTTCGTGCGACGAACTCGGTGACCTCGTCGGAGGCGCCGTTTGGCTCGACTCGCCACGGGGTCCGCCGGATCGGCAGTCCGATGGCAGATTCCACCGACGAGACACGGCCGTCCTCACGCCGCATCCGGCCGAACACGCCCACGCTGTACGGCCACCGCAGTTCCGGGACGCGCTCGTCGTCCATCCACTGCTGCCAGCCAAGGATGTTCGTTCCGCCGTCGGAGCGGACGTACCCGACCTCGTAGGAAGGTACTGGTGCCGTCATGTCACCTCACCTCTCTCAGAAGCCCGCTTCGAGCGGATCGAATTCGCGGTTGGACGATCTGTGCGAGTCGAATGACGGTGGCAGCGCCGGTGCCTTCTCGACCTCGACGCCGTACGTGATCAACCCGAACCGGGCGAGCGTCGCCGCCTGCAACGGAGCGATCGGAGCCATCACCCGGTAGTCCCACCCGAACAGGCCACCCGCCATCTCCCGACGCTCAGCACCCAACAGCGACGTCGTGATCGGCGACTCCGTCGGATGCGAGATCTGCTCCCCCATCACGTCGTTCACCAGACCCACACACGCCTGCGCCATCTGCGACGCCGACGTGATCTCCGGCTCGATGCCCGCTGCCTTCAACTCCGGAAGCAACGCCATCGCAGGCGACGAATGGTTGATCATCACCGCGCACGGATCCCACTTCTCGACCAGCGCAACGATCTTCTCGACGACCTTGCACGGCGTCTGCTCGTGGAACCCGACCTCGAGACGCTTCGCTCCGGCCTCCGTGTACGTCGCCGCCGAGATCGCGTACCAGTCGCGGTGCCGATCCACACCCAGCGCCACAGGCGAACTCGCCCGCAGCTCCGGCGCATCGTCACCGAGCTCACGCCACACCGACATGTCCACGGCCGGTTCGACGTCCGTCTCGTCAGGAGCGGGCCACCGACCAGCCGACAGCCGCTCGATCTCCCACTTGTCGAGATTCCGGCGGAACGACGCCATCTCGTTCCGGATGTACTCCTCCGTCACCAGATACCCCAGCGACGGGTTCGCAGCAGCCCAGTTCTCGCGGCTCTCCCGCCACTCCACCCGGTCACCGTCATCGGCGTCATCGGGCAGCTCGGGGGCGGACCACTCCAACCAGATCAGCGACGAGTCACCACCCGCAGTCGCGCGCTCACGCAGCGACGACCACTTGTGGCAGTACTCGTGTGTGTCCGCGTCGGCCGCCGACCCGAGGTACCAGATCTGCGGTCGCTCAGCGGTAGTCAGCAGCGGCATGATCGCGGCCTGCGACGCCGGCGACCAGATCATCGCCTCGTCGATCACCAGACGATCCACCGAGAAACCACGACCACCGGACTTCGTCCGCGTGCGGAACCGGATGATCGAACCGTTCTTGAGGCGAATCGACTCCTTGCCGTTGCCCTGCCGCACCGACGCGATCTCGCTCTCCAACAGCGGATGCGACCGGATCAGCGCTTCGAGCTTGTTCATCGATTCGAGCGCCGTCTGGAACTCGTGCGCCGTGTGCAGGATCGACACACCCGGCTCGTTGATCATCCAGCCGAGCTCGACGACCTCCATCGCACCGTTCTTGCCGTTCTGGCGCGACACCAGCACGCACACCTCGAACGCCGCCCACGCACCGTCGGGCTTCGCGGCCATCCCCGTCGTGACGACGTCCCGCTGCCAGGGGAACGAGGTGCGGCCGGCGATGTCGGACAGGTCCAGCGCATCCAGGCCAGGGTCGAGATCCGGTGACCAGTCGGTGTCGGTCCACGGAACCGACCGGACCCTAGGCGCCTGATGTCCGACGAGCGCGAGCGGCGGCGAGCTCATCTTGCAGAGACCCCCCAGCGCTTGCGGTCGGCTTCTCGGATTCGAGGGCGGCGATGATCTGCCGCAGGGTGTTCGACGTCTGCCTCGCCTCGACCGCTGCGTTGTCGATGCGCAGTTCGTACGACTCGGTGCGCAGGTCGTGGACCAACGCCATCCACGTCTCGCCGTCGCCGGCGAGGACCGCATCGAGCTTGTCGCCGCGGTCGACGAGCCGGCACGCCTCCGTCAGCAGCACCGCCCGAGGGGCGTCGAAGCCCGACTTGGCGCTGTAGTGCTTCCACAGGCCCGCGGCCCTCTCGCCAAGGTCCGGCGGTGGCATCAGACCTGGTCGGCGCGCTGTGGCCACGGTGGGACCCCCTGCTGGCTCGCTGGGGCTCAGCCCCAGGGGAGAGAAACCGGGACACTGCCCCGCCGCCGAGTGTCCGCCCCCCACCCCCTCGATAATCCTGGGGCTCGGCGCTGGGTGGCGGCGTGCGGCAGGCTGGCTGGCCCGTGGTGGGCGTGGCCGGTGTCGAGGTGGGTGGGGTGGTGGTCAGCGGGGTGGTGTCGGTGGTGGGCGGCTCAGCCCCAGTCGAGTGCGTTGCCGGCTGGCTCGGTCGTCGGCGTGGCCTTGCCAGTGAGCGCAGGCCGGAGGTGATCGCGGGTGCCATCGCCTCGACTGCGGTTGCAACGGATTCCGTTCTGGTTGAGGCCGTGCAGTAGTCGGTCGGCCTTGGGCCGGCCAGGCTTGCCGAGTCGTGCGTGTTCGTCTCGGGTCACCGAGTGGTCAGCTTCGAGCTCCTGGCTCTTGAACATGGGCAGGCCGCACCACCAGCAGATGTCGCCGTCGTGGTGTGCCCTGAGTAGCCGGGCTCGGTCTTCGCGGTGCGCTCGGCCGAGTTCCTTGTTCTTGTTCCGCACGGGTGACGCGGTGGTCCTGGTGCTCGACGGTGCGGCTTGGTCGTCGTACCAGCGCTTGATGACTGGCTGCATCCACCATGGTCGTTCCTTGCGTGCGCGGGCCATGACGACGTCGATGCCGGGGTCGACGGTGATGATCTCGGCGCCTCGGTCGCGGTAGTAGCGCAGCAGTGTGGGGCTGGGTGTGGAGTGGATGAGGTAGGTGTCGCTGTCGGTGAGGGTCAGCGCTTTGTCGATCGCCGCTTTGCGTGCGGCCTTGGCGACGGCTTTGACTGCGGGGGTGTGGTCGTGGTCGCTGCCTGTTGGGTCGGGCACGGTGAGGGTGTTGGCGAGTAGGTCGTAGTCGATGACGATGTCGCCGTGTGTGGCGTGTTCGCGTACCCAGGTGCTCTTGCCTGCGGCTGGTGGGCCGGTGATGACGTAGAGGGTCATCGTGGTGGTTTGAATGCCTCGGTGGGGTTGATGCCGCGTTGGGTGAGGGCGTCGTCGACGATGGTGTGGACGTTGGCTCGGCCTTCGGCCCATTGGCCTTGGGGTTGCCAGACGGGGCCCATGATGCGGCGTATCTCGAGGCTGATCTTGCCGGTGTCTCCGCCGTTGGTGCGGAGTCCTTGTGCGAGTGGGATGACGCGGTCTCGGAGTTCGGCGGTCTGGCGTTCGTCTGCGTCTTGTCGTGCTGCTGCGAGTAGGAAGATGCAGGAGAGGACGCGGTTGACGCGGCCGCGGGCGCTGGTCATCGTGCGGGTGGGAGCACGGTGGGTGTGCGGTCGGGGCGGTAGTTGTCGAGGTCGCCGCTGTAGTTGCGGGTGGATCCGAGGACGAGGGCGATTTCGTCGAATGCGGTGTTGCCGTCTTTGCCTGCGGCGAGGGCGTTGTCGATCAGGGTCTGGATGGGTGCGGGGTCGGCGTTGGGGATGGGTTGCCATCCGACGACGCCGGTGTCGGTGGTCCAGAGTGTGCCGAGCGGGAGGATGGTCCAGCGTCCGTGGCCGGTTCGTTCGTCGGCGCGTGTGGCTGCGGGCATCTCGTCCTCCTGGTGGTGTGTGGCCCCGACCCGAGGTGGCGCCAGCAACGTGTGTGCTCGGCTGCATCGGCCTCGGGTCGGGGTGTCTGTGGTGTCAGCACCGTCGGTCGTGTCTGACGGTGCGGAGGTACCAGCGGATCAGTGCGATGACGTGGGTGTCGTAGTAGTCGTCTGCTCGTCCCCACAGGGCGCGCATGGTGTCAGGCCCGGTGGCCGATGGTGCGGACGCAGTGCAGGAGTGCGTCGAGTGACCGGGTGAGCAGCCGGCGGGCCATGGGTCAGAAGATGGCTACGAGTGCGGCGATTGCGCTGGCGACGGCGAGGATGGCCTTGCCGATGGTGAGCAGGGTGTCGATGTCGTATCCGAACAGCATGGCAAGTCCCGTCATTCGAAGTGGTGCACAGCGGAGGGAATCGAACCCCCGATGCCCGAAGGCGACGGATTTACAGTCCGCTCCGACTACCAACAGTCGGCACGCTGGCGTAGCAAGTGCCGCAGGACTCGAACCTGCAACCGGCGGCTTTGGAGACCGCTGCTCTTCCAGTTGAGCTAGGCACCCATGTGCGCGTTGACCTGGTGATCAGTCCAGGCACCCGAAGGTGGACCTGAGTCGCGCCCCTCAGGGGTTCACGTTGTGCTCGGTGTGGTGCAGCGGTGCCCTCGTCAGCGAACACGGCGCCGGTCATGGGGCAGGCTTTGGCGAGGATGAGCAAGGAGTCTCACCGTTCACACCACACCGAGGTGGGCAGTTGTTCCGCGTGCCCGGGCGGTGTGTGCCGCGCGCTCAGCGTGCGGCGTTCCCCAGCTTCAGCAGGGGACGTGGTGGGGATATGCGAATGCCACCCGGTCTTGGAGACACGGGTGGCACTGCACTCAGCGTAACAAAGTTGAGGATTGGTGTCTTGCCATTCGTTTCCTGCGTGTCTTGGCTTCTCGTTCGATGATGTCGCGGAGGAGGTAGACGGGGGTTCCGTCGGGTGCTGTGCGTTTCTCGATGTCGCCTCGGTTGGCCCATACGCGGATGTGGGCGGGGTCGATGCCGAGGAGGTGGGCTGCGTCGGTGGCGGTGAGTTCGTCGTCGATTCCGTGTTCGGTTTCGACGCCTTCCCAGTGCGGCCGGCTCACGATGCCTCCTTCGGTCGGCGGCGGTCAAAGTCGAGAACTGACCCGAGGCGGGCGAACTGGTCCTTGTCCCACACTGCGCGGCAGCCCTGGCATGTGATGCGGGACTGGTCTTTCGACGCTGCGAGCGCTTTGCGGCCGCAGGCGGGGCATGGGTCCTGCATCCAGATGCGCACGGCCTTGGTCTGCAGGACGTGCTCGGCGCGCATGTGCAGGCGGGACAGCCGCAGGACTGCGTCGACGCCGTCCATGGTGGTGCGTTGCACGTAGTCGCCGCCGTCGGGATGCGCTTCCATGATGGTGATCTCGCGGCTGGGCATGTCGATGAGCGTGCCGAGTCGGGAGGTGATGGCGGCGTGGGTGGCTTTCACTGCGGGCCAGGAGCGCATCGGGAAGTCGTCGCCGCGGGTGAGGATCCGCGCCCACCGGTGCAGTTCGGTTTCGATGTCGTTGAGGAGTGCGTCGACGTCGAGGCGGATCGGGATGGGGTTCGGGCGTGATGCGGTGACGAGTACGGCCTGTTCTGCGGTGGCGGGGACGCAGTACTGGGCTTCGACCTGGGACCAGTCGTCGGCGAGGTGGTGGATCGCGTCGAATTGGATTTCTTCGCAGGTGGGGCAGAGGGTGTTGGGTCGTTCGGTGCCGGCGGGGTGCATGGTGTTGTTCTGGTCGCGTTGGCGTGCGGCGCAGCGGCCGGCTTGGCGGCATTCGTGTTCGCGGGTGTCAGTCACGGGGTTGCTCCTCGCTGAGTGGGTTGGCTGCGATCTCGGCGAGGCGGGCCTTCTCGCGCTGGGTGGCGCAGTGTGGGCAGCCTTCGCGTGGGAGGTCGGTGATCGGGCAGATGTCGTTGTTCACTTGATCCACCTCGGCCGTTCGGTCTCCCAGCGGTGCTCGGGGTCTTCGATCGCGGTGAGGTCGGTGCGGCCGAACCCGAAGTCACCGGTCGGGGTGTCTTTCGGTTGTCGGTCGCCGTTGGGCTTGTCGGTGCTGATGCCGAACACCTCTGTGCCGAGCAGGAAGAACGTGAGATTCATGCGAGCTCCTCGGTGAGGTCGGAGATGGTGATGGTGAGCCCTGGCTTCTCCCCTGCCGCTGCGAGACGCTTCGTGGCTCTCAGGTCCACGACTCGGGCGTCGTCCTCGAAGCAGAGGCCACTGAGGGCGTCGAACACGCCTCTCGTGAGCTTGTCGAGGTCGGGCTTGCGCATCGCGGGTGGTGTGCGGGTCTTGGGGGTGGAGACGGGGCGTGGCATGACGAACGCGAGTCGGACGGTGACTGCGCCGGTGCGGAGGGGGACGTTGTGTTCTCGGGCGGTCCAGGCGACTCGTTCGCGCCACGGCTTGAGCGCCTTGGACGATTCGATGAGCCGGCCGTGTCCGACGTGCCGCTTCGAGCCTTGTGGGGCGGGGATGCCTTCGACGTGGAAGGTGGTCGCTGTCATCACGGCACCCGCTTCGCGTCGGCGAGGCGTTTGATCTCGGCCATGAGCTCCGCGCGCCGCTCCGGGGATGCTGGTGGCGCGGAGGTCAGTTCGGCGAGCACCTCACTCACCGGTGCGGGTTGGCGCCTGGCCGCCTTAATCGCCTCGGTGACGTGGCCGGGCATCAGCCACGCCGTCGACGTCGCGTAGTGCTGGTGCACCGCCTCCAAAGCACGCGGGAAATCCCAGCGGGCACGAGCCGCAGCCTCCTTCCATGCAGCGACTGTCGGGCCATCGAGCTTGCGGGAGTCGTAGGTCGTGATGACCTGCAGCAGTTGAACGATCTGGTCGTGGGTCATCAGTGGCCTCCGTTGATGGCGCGGAGTTGCGGTTGGGCGGGTAGGAGTCCGGCACGGCGCAGCAGCTCCTCGTCGGGGTTCTCTTTGAGGAGTTCGGCGTTGGCGATCTCCATCTGGCGGGGGGTGAGTCCGTTGCCGTCTCGGCCGGCGGGGCGGGTGGCGACGCGGGCCTTGAGGAGGAGCTGTTGGTACTTCTCGCGGAACTTCGGCATCGAGAGGATGTTGGCGTGCCAGAAGGAGTCGTCCTGGCACCAGTCGATGAGTCGGTGCGCTTGCTCGGGGTCGACGCCGTCGTTGTCGATCAGGAGTCGGGCTTCGGTGCGCCACTTCGCTGAGATGGTGGCGCGCCCGCCGTTGTCGGTGATGCGTCGGTGGAGGTGGGTGCAGAGGGATTCGACGTCTTCCCTCGGCGGCGGAGCCGACGAAGAAGGGGTCTTTTCCTCTGCTCCCCTGTTCCCCTGTTCCCCTGTTACAGGCGCGACTGTTTCGGGAGGGCTCGCGAGGGTGTCGCGAGGCTTCCTGTAGGTGTCGCGATCGACGGGTTGGCCGTACTCCAATGTGCCGTCTGGCCTGGGGAAACGTCCTCGGCCGGGTTTGTCGATGCGTTGGAGGTCTTTCCACTTGTCGATGTAGAGCAGATTTTCGCCGTCGACGTCGTAGCGGGCGATGAGACCGCTGTTGGAGAGTCGGGAAATGGCTTCGGTAAGCCTCGCGAGGGTTTCGGGAGGGCTCGCGGAAAGGTCGCGAGGGAACACGTCGGCGGCGATGAGCGCGATGTCGTCCTTGCCGACACCGTTGTCGTCGACGTAGCTCTCGAGACCCTTGAGGACGAGCCGTACGTCCCACGGGAGAGCTGCAATCGTCTTGGAGCGCCAGAACTCAGGCTTGGTGGATCTGATTCGCATGGCGCACCTCCCAGTACGGTTGTCGGGCCTCGGGTGACCCCTTGACCATGGATGCGGATTTGTCGTTGTCGGCGCCGATGAGTCCCCACCGTTTCCAGAGGGTGACGATGAGCGCGAGGCCGGCGGTGAGGGTGAGGGCGCACCCCACGGCGGTCACGACGGGTCCGCCTTGGGCACAGCAGTAACGGTGAGTTTGCAGCCGACCGGCGCAACGGTGACCCGGTGCGAAGGATGGACGGCGACGGTCTGATAGGTGCCGATCTGGAGGACAATCAGCGGGTCGGTCATGCTGTCGGTGACGGCGGTGAGTTTCCCTGCATGGAGGCACCCGTATGCCCGGACTGCGACGGTCCGGCCGATGTGGTCGGAGTTGTACATGCCGCTTTCCGTGCCGTTCGTGGCGAGTTGGGATGCGGTGACTTCGTGCTCACCGAGGTCTGGGAGCGGTCGTAGTCGACGTGCGAGGCGGAGTGTGCCGGTCATGTCGGCTCCTGTCGGTCCAGGGCCGCGCGGACTACCGTCCGACGTTCTGCCTTCCGTCGTTCCGCGGCGGCGACCTCTTCGACGTGAGCGGTCAGTTGGTTCAACGCGTCCGCCAAGGCTTCGTCGATCGCCTCCGTCACCAACTCCTGATCGGTGTTGGGTGGGAAGTGGACGCGGACTTCCGCGGTGATCGCACCGACGTACTCGTTCGGGGACACACCGGGGTCGGCGGGGCGGTGAGATCGGCCGTACAGGCCCTTGCGCGTACCCATCAGCCGTGCACCTCCCAGTTGATGTCGTCGCCCACCCGAGCGAGCAGGGCGGGGTACGGCCGCTGGTGCGCCTGGCCGAACGCGTAGGCGTTGAACAGGGCGACCGCTTCGCCGTACGCGCCGAGGTCGTACCGCCGGCTGGCTGCGGCGGCGGCGAGCTTCACCCGCATCCGAAGGGGCATCTCCTTGCCCGGGCCGAGAGCGGTGAGGAACGCGGCGAGGGTGTGCAGCGGCGAGCCGTCCGGGGTGAACGGAATGGGGTCACCCCTGTCCGCCACGTACGTAACCCCGCTCGGCATCCACAACTCCTCGTCACCTGCGATACCTGTCGCAAGAATGCGGCGGCTGCCAACGACCTGGTCGCCGCGGTTGCCTGACCACCGCGGCATGGACGGGTCCGCGCAGAGGACGACGCGGGCCACCTTCTCCCGCTCCTTACCGGTGAGGTCGAGGAGCGCGCGTTTCACGACGTGCGCTCCCCCGCTGTACCCGGCGAGCACGACCGGCCCGGGCTCGACCCGGATGCGCTCGGCCAGCGCCCGCGACGTGCGTTCGAGGGCGACGTCGTAGTCGCCGAACGCGGCGGCCCACGGCCCGAACTCCTCCACCCGGAACCGGCTGTGGTCGAGGCGGTTTGTCAGGTTCGACAGCATGTTCCGGTCGGAGACGGCCTCGAACAGGCCACGGCAGGTGATGACGGTGACGGTCATGCCGCACCTCGCGCCTTCGACAACTGCGCTTCACCGGCGGAAGTGAGTGTCACGTAGCAGAACTCGTCGTCCCAGTCCGGCTCGACCTCGTACCTACCGACCAACAACGGGTATGCCTCGCCGGGCGGTTCGGCGACGGATGCCTGAACCGGGCATCCGTCGTACGGCACGGTCCAGGCGTATCCCGAATGCCAGGTGTGCAGTACCCCGTGGAACCAGAACTCCTCCTGGTCGTACCACGGGCAATCCTCGTCGCACTCGTACGGCCCCTCGGCGGTCTCACGCCACTTTCCGACCTCGTGCACCTCGCGGCACTCCATGAACCCCTCGCAGGAGTTCGAATCGGAGCACTCGACGCGCCACTTCATCGCGGCTTCGAGATCAGGGAAGCGTGCGCCGTACTCCTCGTCCACCTCTACGACCAGGGTGTGCGTCGTGGCGCTCATGCTGTCTCCCCCGCCCACAGGATCGTGACGGCGGTTTCACCGCGGGCGATGTACCCCGAATCCACCGGGCGCGGTGACCGCGTGGGCGACCACATGATCGGCGGCGCGTTGTGTCCATGCGCTGCCACGGCCTCGAACACCTGCGGCCCGTCCTCGTCCTCGACGATGCGGATGACGGTGCCCAACGGCAGCGCGTCGAGCTCGGCGGTGACGGTGTCGACGTCGCCGGTGATGACACGGGCCGGAGGCCGCCACCCCTCACCGATGAGGCCGTCGGCTACCGCGCTGCAGTCGGTGATCCCTTCGCGGTACAGAGCGAGTGCGAGGTCTGCGGCGGCGCTCACTGGAGCACGTCGATCGCGACGGCCGCCTGCGCAGCGGTGAGCTCGTTGATCCCGGTAACGTCGGCGATCTGGTTGTCCGAGAGGAACGCAACCTGCTTGGCGAGGGTGGTGATCCTCTGCGCCTTGAACGCCGCAGCCAGCGCGCGGCCCTGCTCCTCGGTGATGGGGCCGTCGAGCGATTCCTGGCCGTCAGCCGGTTGTTGTTGCTCGTCGACCTCCTTCGCCTGCGTCATGTCGGCGACAGGCTCGTCGGACTTCTGCGCGACGGACGACTTGATCTCGTCGGCGGTCACCCGGGTGGCCTCGAACTCCTGATCCTTGGTGACCTCACCGTTCTGGATCGACTTGTACGTCACGCCGAGCTGGGTGACGTCGTGCTCGGTCCACTCCTCCGACTTCCGCGCCAGCTTCGTCTCGAGCTGCACCCGGGTGACACCGATGCCCTCGAACGCCTTGATACTGTTCGCGATGCGCTGGGCGAGCGGCACTCCCCCACCCTTGGTGAGGGTGTCGCGGCACAGGTCCTGCGCCTCCTCTGTGAACCAGTTCGGGAGGACCGCGAAGATGGCCTCGCGGACGCGGCGGCTGCCGGCGTTGGCGTTGTTCTCGTAGATATCGCGCATCTCGGTGAGCTTTTGAGCGCCACGCTTCGTGTCGCGGATGTGCGGGACGATGAAGGTCGACGAGTTGCGGGCGTTCGTCTCGAGATCCCAGGCGTACGCCTGCATCTCGGACTCACCCTTCGCGTCGTCTCGACGGAGCTCGGTGAGGCCGTACTGGATGTTCCCCCAGCAACGGGCCAGTTCCCGGGCGAGGTGGATCGACGGGCCGGTGACGGTCTCACCGCCGCGGGGGAAGCGGAAGAATGCCTTCTCCGCGAGGTACGCCATCGACGTGGCTTCGCGCATCTCGGAGACGGCGATCGACTTGTTGCGACGGTTCTGCTGGGCGACGAGGACCGCGGCCTGGACCTCGGCGACGGCGCGGGACTGCTCGATCTGCGTGGCTTGAGACGCCGTCGACTGGACAGGGGGTGCGGCGACGGGCTGGTAGCGGGCGGGACTGGACATCAGATCTCCTCGAATCGGCGGTGGGTCCATGCGGGCAGGCTCACGAGGTGGGGCTCGTCGCCCCACCCGGGCCAGGTGTTGGTGGAGGTGCAGTGCGCGAACAGGTCGACGGCCTGTCGGTTGCGGCGGCGGCCGAGTTCGACTGCGTCGCGGTCGAGTTCGACGACAGACACGAGGTACGGCGCGGTCTTCATCTGGTTGACGAAGATGAATGCGGGGTCGTCGTCGATGCCGAGGCCGATGACGGCGTCTCGATACCAGGGGTCCTGCATGTAGTAGCCGAAGTCGTCGGCGGACTTCGCGAACTTGGAGGGGCTGGACGTCGTCGACGTCTTGTAGTCGACGATGAGCTGGCGGCCGGCGCCTCGGTGCGGCATGAAGTCCGGCCGGGCCCGGAGTGTCACTCCGGTCTCGGGGTCCGGGTAGTACAGGGACCGTTCGGCGACACCGTTGCCGAACAGCGCCTCGGCGAGCGGGTGCTTGCGAAGCTCGGCGACCATGGCGTGCACGGCCCGGTAGTCGGACGACCTGAGCGGTGTCTTGTTCTCGGCGTACGCCGTGTCCCGGGCTTCCTTCGCCGCTATGGTGGTGTACGCGTCGAAGCCGATGTCGACGATCTCGGCGCCTTCACCGAGCACCAGCGCGTGCGCCGCATGACCGACGTCGAACTCGTCCTTCTTCGCGGGCTTCGGGTGGTCCTGGTTCCACCGGAAGATGGCCGGGTTCTCGTTCAGCAGGGCACGTGCGCCGGAGGACGACAGCGACGTCTTGTCGGAGTGGTACTCGTGGTCGGGGATGCCGTCGTAGGCGCCGTACTGGTCGACGACATCGGACACGGTGTTCAGGGTGGCGGTCATGCGGCCACCGCCGACCCAGCGATGCGTGCTGCGACGCGCTCACCGAGGAACTGGGCGACGTTGACCGCCACCGCGTTCCCGATCTGCTTCTTGATGTCGGACGACGGACCGGAGAACACGTACGAGTCGGGAAATCCCTGAGCTCGTGCGCACTCGCGGTTGGTCAGCATCCTGAACCGCGGACCCTCGCTGGTGAGCGTGGCAATGCCGTGGTGGTTTCCGCCGGCCGTGACCGTGGCGAGCGGGTGGCGATCGGCGCGGCGCGCCTTCGCGTTCCGTCGGTACGTCACCAGGTGTGGCACGTCGACGTCGCTGATCTGCTCGATCTGCGGAGTCACGTACAGCGACCGGGTGACCAACTTGCCGGGGTCCCCCGAGATGATCGAGTCGGCGTGCACGCGGGCCCGGTTGGGCACGGTGAGGTCGACGTCGCCGCCTGGGGTGAAGACGATGAACAGACGCTGCCGGCGTTGCGGCAGACCGAAGTCGGCCGCGTCGAGGGTGACGGTCTGCGCCCTATAGCCGAGCGCCTCCATGCCCTGCAGCCACCACGGGTACAGCGACCACGCCGCGAATTCGCGGACGTTCTCTACGATCACCGCGGCGTACTGGTGCACCTCGGCGGCGGCGATGACGGCGAATGCGGTCGCCCGGTCGATGGCACCGGCGTCAGCGCGGAGCCGCTCGACCTCCTCGGGCGGACGGGTGCGGCCGCCGGACCGCGCGTGCCACACGCACGACGGGGACACCCAGCAGATGTCGGTTCGCGGGAAGGTGCGGAAGTCCGTCTCGGAGAGGTTCGCGATGCGGTGCTCGGTGTCCGGGTGGTTCGCCTGGTGGGTGGCGACGGCGATGGGCCAGTGGTTCGCGCAGATTCGGACGTCGATACCCGCCTGAGCGAGTCCTTCGCTACTGCCGCCGGCACCGGCGAACAGGTCGGTTGCGGTGAGTGTCATGCCGCCACCTCCCGGTAGCGGCGCTCCCACTGCTGCAGCGAGAACAGGGTGATCCCGAGCTTCCCGGCGATGGCCTCGTCCGACAGGCCCATGTCGCGGAGGAACGTGACCTCCTCGGCGCGGTACTGCTGGCTGTCCAGCCGCTCGGGGGCGGTGGGTTGCTCGAACCAGTCGTCGATGTCGTCCCAGTCGAGCGGGTGCACGAACCCGTTGGCCGTGGCCCACCGCTTCGTCCGCAGGTTGCCGCCGTCGAGGAGGTGCCACGCGTCGTAGACGCGGGAGATCGACTCGTACTGCCGCCACCCCGTGCGCTGGCCTCGGCGGATGATGTGCAGGGCGGTGTGGTCCATGCCCACCTCGGCGCCGATCTTCGCCAGCGACCATCCTTGGAAGGCGAGACCGTTCATGCGGCGGATCGTGGAGAACGACAACACCAGCGCCTGGTGGTGCATGGGCCTGGGTGTCACGGCCAGGAGGGCTCGTTCGATCTCCGGGGCGATGACGGCCTGGCCGTTCATGATGTTCCGCGGTGTCGTCGACGACGTACCGGCCGCCCGGGCGATCATCGAGCACGTCATGCCGATGGACTGCAGGAATCGCAGGTGCTCGCGGGTCTCGGTGGCGTCGCTCATCCTGGCGCGGTGGACGCCGGGGATGCGGGACAGGGCGTGCCCGATGTACGGGTCCTTCTTCATGCGGCCACCGCCTGCAGGACGTGGTCGACGCGTGCGTGGGTGATGCCCATGACGCGGGCGACGAGGTCGGTGTGCGGCTCGTCGACCGGTGTGAACGCGGCCAGGGCCATGATGATCTGCGCCATCCGGTGTGGGTCGGATGCGCAACCGCGGGTGAGGCTGTCGAGGATTTGCTGCGGGTCCTCGTCGCGGATCGACAGAGCGATCGCGAGGGCTTCGTTGCCGAGGGTGTCGTGGTAGTTGGCGCCCATCACGCCACCTGCTTCGCGAGTCGGCTCAGCTCTTCGAGCTGGGTGACGCGGCCTTCGCCGGTGGAGGTGAGGAGGATGCCGGCCCACACGCCGTGCTGGGCGTGGGTGTCGAGTGCTCGGCGGGCGCACTGGCGGATGACGGGGCAGGCGGCGCACACGTTCTTGGCGTCGTCGACGGCCGGGTTGGGGAGGTGCTTGCGGCGGTCTTCGGGGAGTCGGCCGATGTGCTCGCGGGGGAAGTGGGAGTCGAGGTCGCCGTCGGCGCATTTGGCGAGGGTGACCCAGTCTTGTTGCGCTGCTTCGGTGATCGTTTCGAACGGGTGCCGTGGTCGGCTGATGGTCCTCATTGGTCGTGTCCTAGGAGTTGGTCTCGGTGGAGGTCGTAGTCGTGGTCCGGGTCGTCGTCGACGTCCCGGAGCCAGGCGGGCACACCGGCGCCGGCCATGGCGAGCTCGTCGTCGGTCATCGCACGGGTCCCTGCTCCTGCGATTCGCCCAGGGCCGCTGCGTAGCCCGCGGTGAACGCGTGGTGAAGGTCGGACAGGTCGTCTCCGCGCGGCTCCCAGGTCTTGCGGTAGTCCGACCACTCGCAGGCCATGTCGAGCTTCTGTTCCTCGGTCATCACCACACCCCCAGCCAACGGCCGATGACGTACGCGCCGGCAGCGACGATCCCGATGCAGCACAGGACAGCCGGGATCGGTCCCCACCGGTCGGAGCGGCCGACGTTCGACCATTCGAGGTCGTCGCCGGATCCCCCGTGCCACAGCTCATCCGGCAGCCACTGCTGCGGCTGGCGCTTCCGGGCGAGGTCGGCGATCTCGTGGCCGGTGAGGAGTTTGTGGGTGCCGTCGACGAGGGCGACGGACCAGATGGAGTCGTTCTGGTCGTGCGGGTTGTGGACGGTCTTGGTCATGGTGACGGCGGGTGTGCCGTCGACGAGGAGGTCGTTGACAATCATCAGTTCCCCTGTCGGGTGGTGGGGGTGCACCGGCGGCACAGGCCGGTGTCGAGGTCGATGTGGAGGCCGATGCCTCGGCGTGCGCACTCGATGCACTCGATGTAGTCCTCGGTCGGGCGCGAAGCGGCCGGGGCGCTCACGACAGGCGCCCGGCGACGCGAAGCAACTCAGCGGCGGCTTCGACCTTGTCCCACAGGCTGCGGTCACCGTTGCGGCGATCGGGGTGCGCCGAAGCGGCGGCACGTCGGTACACCGACTGAGTCGTGTTGGGCGCCCCTTCCGACCGCGGCATTGGCGAGAGGTCGCGCAGGAACCGCTCGGCCGCATCCGCCGACGCGAACAGTGGCTGCTCGATAGCGCCGCCAGCACCGGAGCCGATGGCCTTCCAACCGGTGTACTGCTCCGCGTTACGCGTGACGCCGTAGCGATCGACCTTGCGGAGCGCCTCGAGACTGAGAGCGATCGCGCGCAGGTTGTCCTGCCACGTCGTGAAACGGTCCGACGGGAACGACAGCGGGCCCTTCGTCGACTCGACACTCAGGATGATCCCCGGGTGCTCGGGTCGGGCGTTGGCGCGAGGCAGTCCGTCGAGCCGGAAGTCCTGCTCTCGCATTGCGATCTGCATGACTGCCGGCGCGTTCCGCGTTCCCGGACCGAGGTAGTACAGCTCCCGGTCCAGGAGTTCGAGGGTGGATCGCCACGGGGCCGAGAAGTTCGAGCGTCGCCGCTCCTTCGTGAAGGTGCCCGGCCAGTTCGTTATCGGACGCAGCGTCAGGCCGCTGGGGTAGTCGCTCATGCGATCACCACCGCGGTGACACCGAGGACCGCGAGCACGATGAACAGGATGTGGGGTCGCAGGTACCTCATGACGCCGCCCGCATCGCGTCGTCCCGGCACTGCGCCAGGAACTCGTCGACGTCGGACTCCCGCCACTGCAGCCGGGCGTTCGAGCTGGTGCCGACCTTGAATCCGAGACTGAACAGCGGGTGCTGCCCGTACTTCGCGATCGCACCGTTCGAGCGGAGCGTCAGGATCCGGCTCGGGCTGAGACCGGTGCGGTCCGCGACCTGGCGGATGTTAAGCAGCGACTCGCTCATGCGAGCACCGCCGACATCTCGGTGTTGTGGTCGAGGAGGACGCGCTGCATGCCCTTCGGCGTCACGCGGATCTGTGGCGGATCGAGCACGAGGACGCCGGTCCGCGGGTGGTAGTGCGACTGAGGCAGCACCGAGACGTAGCCGGCCTCGATGGCGGTCTGCCGCGCGCGGTACCGGTTGTCACCCTGGCCGCGACCGATCCAGCCGTACTTCCGATCGAGCAGGGTGAAAAGGCGGTTCTGGCCGACACCCACACCCGCCCGGGTGAGCGCCTGCGCGGCGTCACGGACAGAGAGGTCACCGTCAGCGTCGAGGAACCTGTCGGCGACGGCAGCTTTCGGTTCGAGCTCGGCGATGCGCTCGTCCTTCGCGGCGATCATCGCCTGTGCCTCGATCACGGCGAGCGCCAGGAGCTCGGTACCACGCGGCGGCTGGGCGACCTCGGCCTCACGGGTGCGGATTGCGAAGTACGACTGCGCCGCGGCGATCTCCGGCTTCCGCGGGTCGCCGTTCATCGCGACGAGGTAGCAAGCGAACCGCGTCATCGAGTAGTCGAAGCGCGGCCGGCCGCCGCCGGACTTCTCCGTGACGCCACGAAAAAGGTCGTCGAAGTCGAAGCCCTGATTCTCGGCGGTCACCCGGGCGCGGCCGATGGCGGACTCGAAGTTCTCCCACCGGTCGTAGCCGAGGTTCACCATGAGCTCGCGGGCCGACCACGTGCCGTCGGGGCGTTGCATCGCGTCGAAGGCCGACGGTGTCGGTACGATCATGTCTGACATCTGGTTTCCAATCTGTGTCGTGGCCGTCGCCTGTTCGCCCAGGCGGCGGCCTTACTTATGCGGCGAGTGCAGTCTTCTTCTTGCCATTCCGCTGCGCGGTAGTTGACACCTGGACGTCGAAAAGGACCTCGACGGGGACCTCGAGCGCCTCCGCGATGCGGGTGGCGGTCTTCGGCTCGCAGCTTCGACGTCGATCAGCCAGAAGGTGATCGATGAAGCTGGGATGTACGTCGACGTATCGGGCGAGCTTCCGCGCCGACATCTTCTTGTCGTCCTCGGGGCCAACGAATGCGCGCAGGAGGCCTGGACTCTTCAGCTTCATCCAAGTTCCCTTCGGCCAGCGTCGGTACGGGGTCGTCATCGTGCTTCTCCAGTCTGCTTTGTAGGCGCCTATCTGTCAACCAACAAGCAGCACTCTACTGCCTACCGCTAGGCAGATGTCAACTACTTACACGGATGTATTTCGCCTGCCAGGGGGTTTGCGGCACAATCGCACCTGTCAATCGGTAGGCGGCATCTGGCGCCTACGCGCTCGATGTTCGAATAACCGCTGTAGGTGGATGAAACGGAGACCGTGTTGTCGCAGGAGACCCGCGCCGCGCACGCTTCATCCGTGCCCAACCTCGCAGACCTCATCAGCGCCCGGAAGGCGGAACGCGGCTGGTCGTACCAGCAGCTCGCCGACCGAGTGAACGGTGCTGTCTCACGCCAGCGATGGCAGCAGTTGGGCACAGGTACGCGGATCAAGGAGTTCCCGGAACCGGCCACGATTCAGTCGATCGCTGACGCACTCGAAGTCGACATCACCCTGGTCGTCCTTGCTGTCGCACGAAGCATTGGCTTCGCGGTACGGAACCGAGACTCCTCCCTTGCGGCGATGTTGCCGCCCGGGGCCGCGCACCTCTCATCCGAACAGAGAGATGCCATCCTCGCCGTCGTGCGAGTGATGGCGCCGGCGACAGGAGCCACCGATGACAACACGAGCACGCAGACGAGCACGCCGCGCGATCCGGAGGCTGGCAGCAGCACTCGGATTGGAGCCTCAATAGCTGCCCTTAGTGAGACCCTGAGCGAGGCGGAAGTGAAGACCCTCCGCCAGGTGCGCGGCAAGCTCGCCCATCATCCGGGGGCGCGAGGTGAATCCGTCGCCCTGCTCACAGGGCTACTCGGCCAGTTGTTGGACACCGTGTCGAACCCAGAGCTGGCGAACGCTTGGTGGAACCTGACCCCAGGTACAGACGTGTCCGCGGATTGGTCCCCAGCTCAGCGAGCCGCGATCGAAGAGGGCAAGGCTGCAGCCGCAACTTCGCCGAATGAAGGCGCCAGTGGTGATCGTCGGCACGACTATGAGCTCGCGCGGCGTGCCGGCAAGACGCAAGAACGGGTCCGGCGGGAGACGGAAACACAGCCCGAGGACGAGAGCCAGGGAGACGCGCCGGAGGAAGGCGCGTGACCGGAATACCCGGCCTCGTCGACGGACATCTGCCGCCAGGCCGACACCGCTGCACTCTCGAAGAAGTGCAAGCCGCTTTTGTCGATCACCCTGACTTCGCTGCTTCCCCGACGCGCCCTGCTCTGTTTACCGGGTTCCTTCGCTATCTGCAGGAGTGGGAAGGAATCGAGACCGCGTCCGGCCTTGAGCTCCTCCACCGGGTATGGATCGGGGGAAGCTTCGCCTCCGCCAAGGTTGACCCAGAAGATGTGGACGTCACACCTCTCATCAGCAGGACTAGTATTGAGACACTGCGGGGGCGACCGGGCAGCGGTCGAGTGAAGGGGTTGTTCGAGCAGCGCAAGAACGTGCGGCGGAACTTCAAGGTCGAGCCGTTCGCCGTGCTAGCAAGCCCCTTCACTGCGCTGAAGCTGCAGAACTTGGACGCCCACGACTACGAATACGTCGCATCCAGAGGCATGATGGACGACTTCTGGCAACGCACTACTACGGGCGGCAAGCACGCTATGTTGGCGGAGGACGCGACTCCCCGCCGCGGATACTTGGAGGTGGACCCATGGCGTTAGCTGACCGGTTCCCTCAGCTGAGCGGCGAAGCCGTAGATACATCCTGGTTGCCGGCGCTCGATGCAACCGCCGACGACCTCATCCAATCCGCCCGGAAGTCGCTCTTGTCCGCGGTGCACCGGTTCTCGCCGAGCGCGAGTCTGCCTCTACACGTCGATTTGCGCCTTATAGGACCGTCCGTCACTGGCGGAAGCTTGCCAGCCAGCGCCGCTCCCGTGATCGCGTACTTCCAGCAGGAAGTACTCGCCGCGGCCGCTTCTCAGGCGGTGGAGTTCAGCTTGCAAGGGATTAGTGAAGGTAGCGCAATCGTGCATCTGGCTCCCATATTTGCTAGCTCGCGCCCCAATTCGGAAATTGGCCTTCCTCAAGTATCAGAAGTGGAGAGCGCTATAGCCAAAGTGCTGTCCATTCATGACCGGCTTGAAGATGAATCTCCTCCGAACTCGTTCGCCGCCGAGAAGCGTTCCCTGATGGATCGACTGTCTGACCTGACCAACAGCTTGCGTGATAACGACTTGGCGCTCTCGGTCACGGCTAGCGGAAGCCAAGGCTCCGTACGCGAGTCACACCTGAGTAAACGGGGCATCAACTGGGCGGCGAAGGTCTTTGACTCTCTGCAAGATCCGCCGAGCCGACGATCGATCAGCGGGCTTATCGCTGCCGTCGACATTGAGGGCAGCGTCGTAGTGCGCGGTGGCCCAAGAAATGGACGTATACAAATACAGAAAGTGCCCACGCAGCTAATCACGGATCAAACCTTGGTCGTGGGTAAGTCCGTCACAATGGAGATCGATGAATTGGCGGACGTTGACGGAATGGGGCATCGCAAAGTACGTGCGCGAAACTTTGTCAGTCTCGCCGACCAATTAGAGGCCGAAGCCGACTGAATTACACGAGTGTAATCTCGCCGGCTCGATTCACTGTCGGTAGCGGACCGTATGGTCCGGCCCATGACCCGATGGCACCCGTGGCGACACCTGCGCGAGCACCACCCGGCGACTCCCGTGTCGTTCCCTCATCGGCACACCGCGGGGTGCCTCGGTCGACTAACGCCGGATGGCATTGAGATCGACGGCACTTCCAACCAACGTGAGCGACGCTGCACCCTCACTCACGAGATCGTGCACATCGAGCGGGGTCCCGTCCCCGAGGACGCCTACCTCGCCCTCCGCGAGGAAGCTTGCGTCGACGACATCGCCACCCGACGCCTCATCGACCTCGACGCGCTCATCGACGTCCTCGCCTGGAATCGGTACCGCGTCGACGACGAGGCAGCCGAGGACCTGTGGGTGGACTACCCGACCCTGTTGACGAGGGTCCGCAATCTCACCGACGAGGAACGTCGGCACATCGACAACGAGCTCGCCAGGAGGCAGCCGTGAACGCAACACAGAAGATGATCATCGACTTCGAGGCCCGACACTTCACCCACCGCGGTGACAAGGAAGCCGCGATCGCGGAGACTTTCGACATGACCCCCACCCGCTACTACGCGCTCCTCGCCGACGCGCTCGACGAGCAGTCCGTGCTGGCGTACAGCCCGGTGCTGGTGAATCGGCTGCGGCGCATCCGGGACCGCCGGGTGCAGGCGCGGGCGTTGAGGCGGGCAGGATGAGACCGCCGCTGCCCGTGGGGACGTGGGGCCGGATCTCCCGCACCCAGGTCGCGCCCGGACGGTGGTTCGCCGACACCCGATACCGCGGCCACGACGGTGTCACTCGTCGGGTGCGCCGCTACACCCCGGAGGGTGCAGCGGACCGGACGGGCGCGGCCGCCGAACGCGCGCTCATCGAAGCTCTCACCGAGATGTCGGCGACCGTCGGCGGCGGCGACCTCCGCGCCGACTCCACCGTCACCGCACTTTGGGCGCAGTACCGCGCCGAGCTCGTCGCGAAGGACCGGGCGCCCCGCACCCTCGACCGGTACGCCGACGTCGCCGCGTACATCACCGCCGGCATGGGTGGACTTCGACTCCGCGAGGTGTCCACCCAGCGGGTCGAGGCGCTGATCCGTGAGGTCGAGCGCGAGCACGGCTCGGCGAACGCGAAGACGACGCGGTCGGTGCTGTCCGGGATGTGGTCCATGGCGTGCCGCCTCGGCGCGGCACCGTCGAACCCGGTGTCCGACACCCAGCAGCCGACGACGACCACGAAGAAGAAACAGTCCCTGTCGACGGAGCAGCTGCGTCGGGTCCTCGAGGACGTCCGGACGTCGGAGGTGCCGTGCCCGCCGGTGGTGCGTGGTGAGCAGCAGGAGGCCCGGTACGAGGTGCCGACGCTCGCTCAGTACTGCGCCCGGGCGGACCTCGTCGACATCGTGACGATGTTCTCGGCCACCGGTGTCCGCATGTCGGAGCTGCTGGGCATCGAGTGGGCCGGCGTCGACTTCACCGAGCGGGTGGTGCGCATCGACGGCAAAGTGGTGCGGCACCGCGGTGTCGGCCTGGTGCGCGTCGCGCGGGACGACGACCCGAAGAACACGAAACGGACGCTGGCGTTGCCGGACTACGCGATCACGATGCTGCGGTCCCGGAAGCTGTCGCAGGTGCCGAACCCGCGGGGCTTGGTGTTCGCGTCGTCGGCGGGGACGCTGCGGGATCCGGATGCGCTGAACAAGCAGTGGCGTCGCGTGCGGACGGCGCTGGGTCTGGACTGGGTCACGGGGCACACGTTCCGGCGGACGGTGGCGTCGGTGCTCGACGAGGAGAAGTTGTCGGCGCGTGTGACCGCGGACCAGCTCGGGCACTCGCGGCCGTCGGAGACGATGGACCGCTACATGGCGCGCGGGACGGTGCGGCACGAGGTGGCAGCGATCCTCGATGCCGCGGTCAAAGTGGAGAGTAAGTGGAGAGTGGGCGACCCTGACGGCGACGCCGATGCGGTGTGA